TGGCGGCGCTGATGGGCGGGACGGACATCATCACCGAGTTGGCGGGCGGCCCCCGCCCGAAACTCGGTCCGCTCGCGGAGCGCCGCGCGAAGAGCGCGAAGAGCACCCCGCGCATCCCCCGCGTGCCCAAGGTGCCCAAGGTGCCCAAGGTGCCCAAGGTGCCGAAGGTGAGGGTGCCCAAGACTCCCGCCGCGCCCAAGGCGCCGAAGGTGCCGAAGGTCCCCGCCATGCCGAAGATCGCCGAGAACCCCCCGCTGAGCGGGAGCGCCTTCGACCGCATGCTCGGCGCGGTGGCGGTGAAGCACGACACCCCCACCCCTACTCACACCCCCACCCACACCCCCACCCACACCCCCACCTCCCCCACCACTTCTCCCGCTACGCCCGCCACCTCCCCCGCCACCTCCCCCGCCACCTCCCCCGCCACCTCCCCCACCGCTTCTCCCGCTACGCCCGACACCCCCATCGTCCTCGCGGACTGAATCCGGGCTTGACCCGCGCCACAGGCGCGGTGCAGAAGGGGAGCGTCACTGGCCGTGCGCGGCTGCGTGGCAATCCCGGCGTCTCCCACGAACTGGCCCGGTGGTCCTCGCGGACTGCCGGGCCTCTCTTTGCGTCCCCCTCCTACCTTCCTCCTACCTTCCTCCTACCTTCCTCCTACCTTCCTCCTACCTTCCTCCTACCTTCCTCCTACCTTCCTCCTACCCCCACCTTCAGGTCCACGCCCGCGACGAGAACGGCCTGCGCGCTCCATCCGCGCCATCCGCGCCACCCGCGCCACCCGCGCCACCCGCGCCACCCATCGCTCCACCCATCGCTCCACCCCACCCCAGGGTCCGCGCGCCGCGCATCTGCCGACGCTGCATGTCGCGCCGGATCGTCTCGCTGTAACTGCCGTCCACGCAGAGCGCGACATACTGAAGCGCGTCGCACAGGTCGCTCCACGGGTGGCGCTTCTCCGGGAAAGAGCGCGTCTCGCCGTCCTTGCGCTTGGCGAAGAGATACTTCGATTCCAGCGCGGCGACGAGGTTCGGGCAGCGGGTGCCGTCGATGAGCAGGCGCGGCTTGCCGCCGATGTTGGTGTTCATCAGCCGCTCCACCGCCTCGATGCGCGGGTCCACGTCGTTGGTCGGTGCCGGGTAGGCGGTGAAGCCGTTCTGTTCCAGCACGTCGAAGCAGTTCAGTTCCGACAGGGCGCTGCGCGACGTGCCGGAGGGGTCGCCGACCACCACCACGCGCTTGCCGATGTAGTCCTCGCGGCGGTTTAGCGCGGGGCGCAGTTCCGTGTTGATGTGCAGTTCGAGTCCCTTGTTCTGCACCACCAGTTCTTCCAGCACGAGCAGTTGGCCGAAGTGGTTCTCCTGGCAGATCAGGGCGCAGGGGTTGCGGCCGAAGTCCTGGCCGACGATGAGCGGCAGCCCGGTGCTCGGGACGAGCGGGGACTTGGAGACGTGGAACTCGCGGTTGAAACTCTCGCGGAATACGGCGGTGCCGTCGGGGTCGTCGCCATACTGCGCGTGGACGTATCGCTTCACCCAGTTGGACGACTCGCGCCCGCCGACGAGTCGGCGGTAGTATGAGCGCCCCGCTTCCAGCCGGTCGGGGTGGTCGAGCGGCAGGCGCAGGGTTGCCGAGGTCTGGGTGAGGTAGGCGAGGTTCTCCGCGCCCTCGCTGAGCCCGCCGGGCTGGATGAACACGCCCCACTCTTCGGGGGTTTCGATGTCCAGTTGCTGGTGCCAGCGGCTGCCCGCGTTCGGCATGTTCGAGTCGCCCACCAGCCCATACCAGGACGGGCCGCCCTGCGCTGCCGATGGGTAGCGGCCGAGACGCCCGCAGATGGCGGCGATGAGGTCGGGGTCCACTTCGATGAACTCGTTGATCCATGCGCCGGTCAACTGAAGCGAGAGCAGCCGCTGCTGGTTGGCGGGGTCGTCGAGCGGGATCAGATACCAGTCGCTCCACACGTCGTCGAACCTGATCTGGATGACGTTCTCGGAGGACTTGAAGTAGGCGAACCGGCCGAACCACGTCTCCACGTCCTTCAGCACGGTCTGCTTCATCTGGCTGAGGGTGTTGCGGACGATCACCCACCGCGTCCTGCGGATGCCGTCCGGTCCCGGGGCCTGCTCGCAACTGCGGCGGAACACCTCGAACATCACCCCCGTCGTCTTGCCCGAGCCCACCGGGCCGAGAAGGAAGCGGACGAACTTGTCCGAGGTCATGAACTTGGCGATGGTCGGCGGGGCGACATACTCGATGCTGTTGCCGACCGCACTCATGCGTCCTCTCCCGTGGCTTCGCGCAGCCCGGATTCGTGCTCGATGACCGGAGTCGCGGAGACGCTCTTCACCATCTCCTGGCCGTTGATGACGATCTTCACGCTGAGTCCGCCGCTGCCGTCGCCGGGACCGGCGGCGTTGGGGTGGAGCGCCATGCCCGCGAGGTCGCGCATGACCTTGGTGGCGTTCACCCGGTCGGCGGGGTCCACGCGCTCGGACACCATGAGCGCGTGCAGGTTGGGCAGGGAGGCTTCGAGGCTCGCCTGGGCCTTCAGTTGGATGCGGCGCTTGGTGGTGTCGGCGGCGTTCCACTCCCGCTGCGCCTGTTCGAGCAGGCGGCGGAACTCGGCGGAGGCGCACAGTTCCTGCCAGAGCGGGTCGCCGCTGCCGCTGAAGCCGTAGTCGGCGAGGATGGCGTCGGCGGGGCGGATGTCCTGGGCCAGTTCGCGTGCCAGGGAAGCGGCCGAGGGGTCGAGGATCGTCGCCCCCGCACCCCCCAGAACATTGCCCCCGAAGGTGGTCAGCATGTCGTGCCTCTTGCTTTTGCCGGGCTCACCCGGCATGGATACCACATCTGGCGGCATTTCCAGGCTGAGGCAACCAAATGAGCGATGCCATGGGGCCTGCGCCCTTCGCCCCGACCGCACCCGGAGCGCCCGGAGCCCCCTCCCCGCAGGGTGGCGTCGGCGGCGCCTTCGGTGCCGGGCTGCTGCGCGTCGTGCCGGGCTCGGTGCTGAGCGAGATGGAGGCGCGCGAGCGCGCCGAGAAGGAACGGGCCAGGGCCGAGGCGCGCATGGAGCCCGCCATGGACGACCTCGCGGCCTATGTGATGCGCCTGTTCGACACCATGCGGCGGCACCGCGACTCGGCGGATGGCTGGACGCACCGCCTCGTCCACGCCATGCGGTGCTTCAACGGGGAGTATGACCCGGCCACCCTGGCCGAGATCAAGCGGTTCGGGGGGTCCGAGGTCTACGCGCGCATCATCGCCGTGAAGTGCCGCGCTGCGGCGTCCATGCTGCGCGACATCTACCTCTCCGGCGGGCCGCGCCCGTGGGGGGTGGAGCCGACGCCCGATCCGGTGATCCCGGACGACGTGGAGGCCGACATCGAGAAGGCCCTGGCCGCCGAGCAGGGGACGGCCACCCTCGCCGCGCAGCAGGGCATGACCGATCCGGAGACGGGGCAGCCGCTGAAGCCGCCGACCGAGGAAGAGGTGCTCGCCCGGCGCGAGGCGCTGAAGCGCGAGGCGCGGTCGGCGGCGCTCAAGAAGGCGCGCGAGCACGCCGAGCAGGCCGAGAAACTGCTGGACGACATGCTGGTGGAGGGCGGGTTCTATCAGGCGCTGGCCGAGTTCCTGATGGACCTGCCGCTGTTCCCCTTCGCCGTGATCCAGGGGCCGGTGGTCTACCTCACGCCGAGCGTGAAGTGGGAGCGCGGGCCGGACGGGCAGGTGCGGGCGGTGAAGAAGAACGTGGCGCGCATGTTCTGGAAGCGCGTCTCGCCGTTCGACATCTGGTGGTCGCCGGGCGCCTCCACGGTCGAGGCTGCCGACTTCATTGTGCGCGAGCGCAAGTCGCGCGCCGAGATCAACGCCATGCTCGGGGTGCCGGGCTACAAGGAAGAGAACGTCCGGGCCATCCTGGACGAGTTTCCGGGGGGCTTCACCCTGCCGCCGGATTCGTCGGATTCGACTCGGGCCGCGCTTGAGAGTCGCGAGAGCACGGACAGCGACTCGGGCATGTATGACTGCCTGATGTTCCACGGCAGCGTGCAGGGGCGCATGCTGCGCGAATACGGCATGTCGCGGAAGGACGTGCCGGACGAGACGCGCGACTACTCGGTGCAGTTGTGGCTGATTCACAACAAGGTCATCAAGTGCCAGTTGTCGCCCTCGCCGCGCGAGCGCCCGCCGTTCTACATCACGTCCTACAACAAGGTGCCGGGGACGATGGTGGGCAACGCCATCACCGACGTGCTCTCGGACATCCAGGACGTGTGCAACGCGACGCTGCGCGCGCTGGTGAACAACATGGCGATGTCCTCCGGCCCGCAGGTGGCGGTGAACGAGGACGTGGTTTCGTTGGGCGAGAACACCAACGAGATGTGGCCGTGGAAAATCTGGAAGTATACCAACGGGCGGCCGGGTTCGACGGTGAACGACCCGATTCGCTTCTTCATGCCGAACAGCAACGCGCAGCAGTTGCTCGGCGTCTACGAGAAGTTCACCCAGATCGCCGACGAGACGAGCGCGCTGCCGCGCTACGTGACGGGTTCGGAGCGCATGGGCGGCGCGGGACGCACGGCGTCCGGGCTCGCCATGCTGATGAACAACTCGTCGAAGATGCTTCAGACCGTCGTGGCGAACATCGACAACGACATCTTCGAGCCCCTGTTGCAGATGCTCTACGACCTGCTCATGCTCACCGACCGCACGGGCCGGATGCGCGGGGACGAGCGGATCATGGTCAAGGGCGTCGCCGTCGCCATGCAGCGCGAGACGGAGCGGCAGCGCCAGATCGAGATGCTTCAGGCCACGGCGAACCCCATCGACGCGCCGATCATGGGCATGCGCGGGCGCGCGGCGCTGCTGCGGGCGGTGTCCAAGACGCTCGGGCTGGACGGGGAGGCGATCATCCCCTCCGACGAGGAGCTCGCCGCGCGCGAACAGGCCGCGCAGGCGGCGGCGATGGCGCAGGCGATGGCGCCGCCCGGAGGGGCGCCAGGGGCGCCGCCGGGCGGACCGCCCGGCCCGCCGCAGGAACAGGCTGCCCGGCAGGCGCAGGGAGCGCAGCAGGGCGGTGCAGAGACGGGTCCACGCCCGATCCAGGGGCCGCGCGTGAACCTTCAGCAACAGATGCCCCGAGGGACGGCGTGAGCCGATGGTGTGCATGAAGGGCGTGAAGAAGAACCCCATGTCGAAGATGAACCTCAAGGGCGCGGCGCGCGGCGGCGGCTCGGCGGGCAGCATGTCCGGCGGCAAGTCGGCCGGTGGCGGCAAGATGACCCCCGTGCCGCGCGCGCCGGGGGCCAACAACGGCTCCAAGTCCCGCTGACGGTTCCCCCGACCATGAGCGGCAACCCTCCCGACAGCCCGGTTCGACTGGAAGCGGCGGCGCACCTGCTCGACCGGGCCGCTCATCAGCAGTTCGTGCAGTTCCTCGAAGCCCTGGATGCCGAATACGAGCATGCTGTGCGGATGATGCTCAACGCGGACTCGGAGATGGTTCGAGTCGCGCAGGGCGCGGCGGTGGCGATCCACAATCTCTGCGCCCGCCTGCGGAACGCTGAGCGGTCGCTGATCGAGTATCAGCGCCGACTCGACGCCCACACCCGCGCCAACAGCCAGACGGAGACGATCCAGTGAGCGCCACGAACGAGCAGGCCCTGCGCGAGAAGTATGCGCCCCCCATGCCCGATGCCGTGCGGCGGCAGAAGGAAGCCGTCGAGCGCATGCTGGCGCAGCAGAATGGCGACCCGGCATCGGGCACGCCGGACCCGGCGGCCCCTGTGGGGGTTCAGGATGGTCCGCCGGAATCCGGGAGCGACGCTCGCGCCGATGGCGCGGACGCCGCCCCGGCGGACGCAGGGGGAGCGAGTGCCGTCGCTCTGCCGGAGGGTGATTCTCCTGCCCCTTCGGCACCCCCTGCGGACGCCCGCAAGAAGCGCACCGAGGACGGCTCGGGCGACTCGGGCGAGAGTGTTGAGTCGCTGCGGCGTCGGCTGGCCGAGGCGACGCAGGAAGCGCGCACCTGGAAGGGGCGGCACAACAAGACCGCCGAGGAACAGAAGGCTCTCGCCGACAAGGTGGCGGAACTCGAAGCGAAACTGCGCGAGGCGACCCGCAAGCCCGAGCCCGAGATCAAGGAACTCACGGCCGAGGAACTCGACGCCTACGGGGAGGACCTGCTCGACGTGGCGAAGCGGTTCACCATGCCCGCCGTGAAGGAACTGCTCGAAGCGGCGCTTGCCCCGCTGCGCGACCGCATCGCGGACCTTGAGCGCGGAGTCGGCAACGCCCAGTCCTACGTGGCCAAGACCGAGTGGGACCGCTTCCTCGAACGCCTGGACGCCCGGGTGCCGGGCTGGCGCGAGGTGGACACCACCGAAGCGTTCGCCAACTGGCTCGACGAAGAGGATCAGTTTTTCGGGCTTCCGCGTCGCGTGGGGCTTGTAAAAGCCACCGAAGCGCGCGATGATGTCCGCGTAGCGAAGGTCTTTGAGGCGTTCTTCGACCAGACGAAGGCGCGCTCGGGACGGTCGCGGACCGCCAAGCGGGTGGGCGACTCGACGGCTGGCACGGAGTCCGGGAACGTCCTGACCACCGCCCAGACCGAGCCGGAGCCGCCTCCGAGCCTGGAAGCGTTCGCCGCCCCCGGCAGACCGGCTCCCTCGCAGGCGGGCTCGCCCCCGCCCCGTGCTGGGGAAAAGCGCATCTGGACCATGGCCGAGGTCAACCTCTACTACCGTGCTCGCGCCAAGGGCGAACATCCGCACTCCCGCGACCCCGCAGCGGCGTCGCGCATGGATGAGGAAATCGCGCTGGCGAACATGGAAGGGCGGATCAGGCCGTGATTCCCTGACCCATTCGCATAGGAGTCCGTAAGGATGGCCTTTCCTGTCGCATCCTCCCCGTTTGCGGGGGCGAACCCGAGCCCGGCCTACTCCGGGGTGTTCATCCCGGTCGTTTGGTCCACGAAACTAATCGAGAAGTTCTACGACGCGACGGTGCTCGCGGCGATCTCGAACACCAACTACGAGGGCGAGATCAGCCGCCACGGCGACAAGGTGGAGATTCGCACCCGCCCGACCATCGTGATCCGCGACTACGAGGCGAACATGCCTCTCGAAGTGGACCGGCCGTCGTCCAACAAGGTCGAACTCTTCATCGACCAGGGCAAGTATTTCAACCTGCACCTGGACGACGTGATGAAGATTCAGAGCGACATCAACCTGATGGAGCAGTGGTCGGCCGACGCCTCGGAGCAGATGAAGATCGAGATCGACACCGACGTGCTGACCTTCATGGTCAACAAGGCGGCTGCGGCGAACCGTGGCTCCGCCGCCGGTCGCATCTCGAACAACATCAACCTGGGTGTGGCGGGCACGCCGGTCGTCATGTCGCGGACGAACGTCATCGACTACCTGATCCTCATGGGGCAGGCGCTCGATGAGCAGAACATCCCCGAGACGGGCCGGTGGGTGGTCATGCCCGCGTGGGCGTGCTCGTTGCTGAAGCGGTCGGACCTGCGTGACGCCTCGCTCACCGGCGACGGCACGAGCGTGATGCGGAACGGCCGTCTCGGCATGATCGACCGCTTCACGGTCTACTCGTCCAACCTGCTGCCGACGAGCGCCACCGACGGCGTGAACGGCAACGACTCGGATGGGGCCTACTACATCTACGCGGGCCACAAGAACGCGCTCACCTTCGCCTCGCAACTCACCGAGATGGAGGTGATCCGGTCCGAGCGGTCGTTCGGCAACATGGTGCGCGGGCTTCAGGTCTACGGCCGTCAGGTCATCGACCCGACCGCGATGGTCCAGTTGTATGCCGCGCCCGCGTCGGGCATCGGCTCGCCGACCTGATCGGCAACGGCGCTGGAACCGGGGAGCGGCTCGTCCTATAACGGGGCGGGCCGCTCTCGCATGGAGGCACCATGGCACGGACGGTTGGGCAGGTGATCTCGGCGGCGCGGGGCATCGTCCAGGACGAGCGGCCCCCGTTCCGCTACTCCACGACGGCGCTCGCGGGCTACGTGTCCGAAGCGGTTGCCGAAGCGCGGCGCGTGCGCCCGGACCTGTTCCTCGACACCCTGCGCGACCCGGTGCCGGTCTACACCGAGGCGGACCTGTCGGTGGTGGTGCCCCTGCCGGACTTCTACTTCCCGCAGGTGGTGAACTACGTCGCGGGCCGCTGCGATCTGCGTGAGGACACCTTCGCGCAGGATGGTCGGGCGATCACGCTGCTTCAGGCGTATGGCATGGCGCTGGTGGGGAGCGGGCGATGAGCGGCACGGCGGCCGGGTTCGAGGGTATCAAGCAGGCGGCGCTGCTGCGCCTGCCGGGTGCGACGCCGGAGGTGGTGGACGCCGAGGCGCGGTGGGTGCTGCACGAGTTCCTCTCCGAGACGCGCGTGTGGTGGATCGACGCCTCGCTGCCGCTGCTCCCCGAGTCCCGCGATTACGCCGTGCCGCTTCCCGTGCCGTGGGCGTCGGCGGCGGTGCTGCTGACCGCGAGCGTGGACCACGGTCCCGCACTCACTCCCGGCCTGCCAATGAACGACGGCGCGACCGGGTTCCCCTCGCATGTCGGGCTCGTGAACGACCGGACTCTTCGAGTCTACCCCACTCCGACGCTCGCCGAGTTCGGGCGTAACCTGACCTTCCGTGTCGCGCTGACGGTGGTCCCGAACGACGCCGCCGTGGAGATGCCTGAGCGCCTGCGACCATACCACCGACACATCCTCGATGGGCTGCTTGCCCGCATGTATTCGATCCCCGACAAGACCTGGACCAATACCCGCATGGCGGACCCGCATCAGCGGCGCTTCGTGGCGGCCATCAACATGGTGCGCCGCGAACTGGATGGCGCGCGCACATACGGGACAGTCGTCATGCGCGGGCCACGGTTCGGGCGGTAAGGAGAGGCACGCATGGCTCTCGTGTTCGCCAACAACGCGGCGGCGCAACTGGCGGCGACGGCGACCGTTTCCGACACGGTGCTCGTGCTCGGGGCCGGTGAGGGAGCGCGGTTCCCGAGCCCTGGCGCCGGACAGTCGTTCATAGCGACTATCCAGGAAGGGACACAGTTCGAAATCGTCGAATGCACGTCGCGCACAGGCGACAACCTCACCGTGGTGCGGGCGCGCGAAGGCACGGCGGCGCAGACATGGGGTGTCGGTTCCAGCGTGACGATGCGGAACACGGCGGGCACGATGGCGGCGCTTGAGCAGCGCGCGCGGGCACTCGCCGAGTTCGCGCCTATCAACGGCCCCATCTCCCTCAGCGCCGACCCCGCCGACCCGACTCACGCGGTTCGCGAGTCGTATCTGGCCGGGCGCGAGACGGCGATTCGCGACGACATGAACACGCTCGTGCAGCGGCGCGGGCGGCTGGTCGGCGAAGTCATCGAATACTACGGCATGGATACACCGAACGGATTCCTGTTCTGCGACGGGTCCGAGCGGTTCCGCACGGTCTACGCCGAACTGTTCAACGCGATCACTCGCGCGCTGACGGTGACGGCCGTGGCGGGCTCGCCCACGGTGACGGTGACGGCAGGCTCGCTCACGCACATCGTCGCGGGCATGCCGATCTCGATGGCGACTTACTTCCCGGCGGGGACCACCATCGTGTCGGTGGGAACGGGGACACTCACGCTCAGCGCGAACGCCCTCTTCTCGGATACCGACAAGGAACTGCGCGTGTGTCCCTACGGCGCGGGCAACGACACGACCACCTTCAACCTGCCGGATCGCCGAGGGCGGGTGGCGTTCACACGTTCGGACACGAGCGGGCGGCTGACGAGCGCGGTGTCCGGCGTGGACGGTCCGAGGTTCGGTGCGACTGGCGGCGATCAGCGCCTGCACCAGCACTTCCACAACATCACACAGACTCCGCACACGCACGCCGCCTCTTCCGACGTGCAGGGTGATCACGCGCATTTCTACAACGAAACACCTATCGGTGTCGGCGGGTCCTTCTTCGGGTCCAGCGGCAACAGCATCACGCAGCGTCTCGCGGCCACCAGCGTAGCCGGAGCGCACGCGCACAATATCTTCATCTCGGCAGCGAACGCCAGCATCACCGTGAACAACGCGGGTGAAGGCTCGTCGCAGAACATCCCGCCTGCTATCGTGTGCAACCACGTCATCTTCACCAACGTATTCTCGTAAGGAGAGAACAGAGGTGGCCCGTTATCAGCGCGCGCTTCGCTACCGCGAGTTCTACGACATGCAGTTCGTCGCCGCCTACCAGCGCGGCGAGCCGTGATTCATGGCTGGCCCATCCAAGGGGGACGTGGCGCCCCCGCCCACCTATGATCCGATTCTGCCTCCCAGGATCGAGTCGGGTCCGCCTGACCGGCTCGGGCTGACCGAGCGCGATTATCAGGATGCCGCGCGCGTGATCGGCTGCGAGGTGGCGGTCATCAAGGCCGTCGCCGAGGTCGAGAGCGCGGGGCGCGGGCTGCTGCCGGATGGGCGACCGACGATCCTCTACGAAGCCCATGTGTTCCACCGCCTGACCAATGGGCGCTTCGCCGGAGCCAGGGACCGGCACGGTGTGCCGCTGTCGGTGCCGAGGTGGGACCGGACGCTCTATGGGCGCTCGGGCGCGCACCAGTATGACCGGCTGCACGACGCCATGAAACTGGACGAGCGGGCGGCGGTCATGGCATGCTCGTGGGGCATGTTCCAGATCATGGGGTTCAACTTCGCCTCGCTCGGCTTCCCGGAGGTGGACACCTTCCAGGAGTTCATCGAGGCGAACGACGAGCCCCATGAGCATCTGGACTTGTTCGTGCGGTTCATCATGGTGAACGGGCTGGACGACGAACTGCGCGCCAAGGACTGGCGTGGGTTCGCGCGCGGCTACAACGGGCCGGGCTACGAGCAGAACGGCTACCACACGAAGATGGAGGCGGCCTACAACCGCATCGTCTCCGGGGGGCAGCGATGACCGGCAAGTTCGCGCTCTACGGCATGCTCGGGCTCGGGGCGCTGCTCTTCGTCTCGACGGCCTATGCCTACGTGGAGCGTGAGCGGCGGCAGGCGGCGCAGACCCGCGCCGAGATCGCCGAGGCGCAGGCGCAGTCCCGCGAGCGGGCGATGGAGGCGCTTCAGGCAGAGGTTCGGGCAGCCAGGGAGCGGGCGGCCCGGTATGAGAGGATCAGGCAGGATGTGGCCGTTTCGCCGAACTCCCGTGCCTGCGTGGATAGCCCTGCTGTCCGCGCTGCCCTTCGCGGCCTGCGCGCCACGGACGGTGCCGCAGGACATCCCGCTGGTGCTGACCGAGGTGCCGCGTCCGGCACCCCTGCCCGCTGACCCGACCGACAGGGACGTGGCTATGCTCATCATCGCACAGGACGAGGCACTTCAGGCGTGCTACAGCCAGATGGACCGCATCCGGTCGCTGTTGGAGCCCCGCCGGGGCGCAAGGGTTCGGGCAAGTCCCCCTTGGCAGGCGAGTTCAACCCGCCACCTGACAAGAGCGATGAGGTTCCCAAGCGGAAGCGGAGGCGGTGATGGCGAAGTCCCCGGCCTGGACTCGGAAGGAAGGGAAGAATCCGAACGGCGGGCTCAACGCCAAGGGCCGGGCGAGCGCACGCGCGCAGGGGATGAACCTGAAGCCGCCGCAGCCCGAGGGTGGTCCGAGGCGGGATTCGTTCTGCGCTCGGATGAAGGGGATGAAGGCGAAACTCACCTCGAAAAAGACCGCGAACGACCCGAACTCCCGGATTAACAAGAGCCTTCGGGCCTGGAACTGCTAAGGGAAACAACCCATACCCACCAAAGCCGGTCGGTTCCTGTAACGTTAGATCGCCGTGAATTGAGGGTGAAATGAGCGACACACCGCAGCCGCGTCGCGGGCTTGGCGTTAAGATCGAGCCCGTGGTGACATACGGGCATCTCTTCACCGCTGCCATATTCCTGTTCACGGGAGCGGCTGCGTGGTCGGACCTGAACTCGCGCCAGAAGGACGCGGACGTGCGGATCGCTCGCCTTGAGCGCCTTCAGGAAGAGGGCGCTCGGGACGCTTCGCGTGCGCGCGAGGTGCTCGGCAGACTCGAAGAGAAGGTCGAGGGCCTCAACCGCGCGCTCAACCGACTCGACAACACGCTGAATCGCATCAGCCCGGTGATCGCCCCGCCGCCGACGAACAGCGGGCCGCGCTGACAGGAGGGACATATGAACGTCGCGCAGACCGCCAACGGCATCTGGTGGCCGGTGGTGCGCCAGATGGTGCAGCACGCCGCAGGCTTCGTCCTGGGTGCCGGGGTGCTGACCGAGAGCGAGGTGTCCATCATCGCCGGGCTGGTCCTGGCGGTGGGGAATGTCGTATGGATGGTGGTGGCCCGGGCTAAGGCCGAGCATCCCTGACGCCCGGACTCGACGGGAGGGCTTGAGTCGTGGTCGGCATGCGGATGGAGAACTTCGGCGGGATGGTCCCGCTGCTGTCCCGGCGCCTGCTGCCGGAGAACATGGCGACCTTCGCCGTCAACGCATACCTGCGGGCGGGCGAGGTGCGCGGGCTCCGCGAGCCGACCAAAATCCACTCGTTTCCCGAAGGTCCGCCGAACTACGAGAAAGCCTACCGGGTGCCTGACCCGGACGACCCCAACAACCCGGTGTGGGTGCCGTTCATTTCGCGCAACGCGGACTTCTTCCCGAACCCGCTCGCCAACGACGCTTTCAACCGCTTCGTCTGGGTGGATGAGAACGGTCCGGGCTCGCCGCAGCCGCTGAAGGTGAACAGCCTTCAGCGCATCAAGGACGGCGACCCGGCGCTGCTTCTGGGTGTGCCTGCGCCCACTGGCGCGATGACGCTGACCCCCTCGGGCGGGACGGGACCGACGATCACACGGTCCTACGTCTACACCTACGTGAACATCTTCGGCGAGGAAGGTCCGCCGTCCGACCCGGTGACGGCATCGGGCAACCAGGATGGCAACTGGGACTTGGCCGACATCGTGAACCCCACCTTCGCTGCCGACCGGGGGATCGACCGGGTTCGCATCTACCGCACGATCACTGGCCAGTCGGGTGCGACCACGTTCTTCCGCGTTGTCGAGCAGTCGGTCAGCACGAGCACCTACAACGACACCTCGCTGGACTCGGCCATCGCGCTTGAGTCGCTCATCCTTCAGTCCACGACCTGGGAGCCGCCCCCGGACATGGAGGGTATCATCTCGATGCCGAACGGCATCTTCGCGGGGTGGGCGGGCAAGGACATCTACTTCAGCGAGCCGTATCGACCGTGGGCGTGGCCGCCGGAATACACCCTGGCGACCAACTTCCCGATCCTGGACTGCGGCGTGGTTGAGCAGACCCTGGTGGCGCTGACCGAAACGGCGCCGGTGCTCGTGACCGGCATCCAGCCGTCCACTATGTCGGTCGCCAAGACCGCATACATCGAGCCCTGCGTGAACCCGGCATCCATCGCGCAGGCGCCGGAAGGCGTCTACTTCGCGTCCAAGAACGGACTCATGCTGATATCGAGTCAGGGACTCGTGCCGGTGACGCGGCAGATCATCAACCGGGACGAGTGGGCCAACGATTTCGTGCCCGCGATCAACTCGGCGGTCGTGTTCGACTCGCAGTATATCGCGCACGGGTCCACCGGCATCGGGTTTGTGTTCGACTCTCGCGGCGTGCAAAGCGGCGTCATCACGCTCGCCAACTATCCGGTGGTGCGCTCGATCTGGTCCGACCCATGGACTGCTGAAGCGCATCTTATGGTGGGCAATGACGTGTATGAGTGGAGCCGTCCGACGGCGCCGTTCATCGCGGCGGTGTGGTTGTCGAAGGAGTTCCAGTTTCCGCGCCCGCTCAATCTCGGCGCGGTCATGGTGTCGCTCGACCCTCGCGCGTTGACGAGCACGCAGTCCGAGTCGCTCACCGAGCCGCCGGAGGTGCCGGAGGGGGGTCCGTGGCTTGAGTTCATGGACCTCTACAACTACTCCATCTACAATGGCGCGCCGTATAACGCCGCGCCGGAAGATGGCGACCCGCCGCCCGGCAATCCTGACGCCGATCCCTGGCCGTTCTGGTATGGCGTGGTCGCTTCCGGCCTTGCGCCCCCGCTGCCGCCGGGAGCGGTGTGTGAACTGGTCGTGTTCGCGGGGAATGCCATCGTGTTCCGCCAGATCGTGAATGACGGCGTGGTCTATCGCCTGCCGAGCGGCTACAAGTCGGACGTGTGGCAGGTGCAGGTCAGGACGCGCGTGCCGGTGCTCAATATCCAGATCGCGGAGACGAGCAAGGAGATCGCGCGTGTCTGAGAAGTTTCCCGCGATTCCGAACCCGGTAGCCGACCTCGAAGCCCACCAGCGGACTCTGCTCGCATTGAAAGAGTCGGTGGAGATGCTGACTGGCCAGCGCGGGAGGCTGCGCGCGGCGCTACTGCGTGACATACCGGAGCCTATGCCTCCCCCGCCACCTATCCCACCTGACGACTTCAGGCTGGTCGCCGACATCCCGATCACGAGCGTAACGACGGTGGATGTCGAGTGGACGACCGGCGACTACAGCGCGCTGACCGTCTACGTTCTCGGCGTGTATCCGGCGTCGTCTCCGGGGTCGAACAACCTCGCCGTCCGGTTCCGGCAGGGCACGTCGTATCTGAGCGGCGCGACGGACTACACACGCCATTGGGCGTATTGGTGGCTCGCAACCGGCGCGTCGAACGAAGATATGGCCACGCAGGCGCTGCTCCAACTCAACGGAAACACCGGAGGTGACGACCTGTTCTCTGTCGCGCACTTCCACGTTGGTGGGACAAATATGGAGCCCGGCATGATTGCCCATTCCCGGTGGTCTACAAACACACCGAGCGCGCGAGCGTGGGGGTTCTTCGTGTCGTCGCTGCACGCTGAAGGCGAGATCAATGGGCTGCGGTTCTTCTGGTCGAGCGGCGACAACTTTGCCGCGCGAGGGCGGATCGTCGTCTACGGGGTGCCGAAATGAAGCGGCTGGTAGTGCGTGACGGCAAGCAGATCATCGAGGACATTCCCGCTGAAGCGCGGCATGTCGTTGTGCCGGAGCCCAAGGTTCCGCCGCCGGAGGATGTCGTCGCCCGCCTCGCGGCGCTGGAAGCGAAGGTGCAGGGTGTGGAGCGCGAAGTGGCGTATGTGCGCCGGGCGACGCCCGCCGCGCCCACTCCCGAACCTCCCACTCCCGAACCTCCCACTCCCGAACCTCCCACTCCCGAACCTCCCACTCCCGAACCTCCCACTCCCGAACCTCCCACTCCCGAACCTCCCACTCCCGAACCTCCCACTCCCGAACCTCCCACTCCCGAACCTCCCAAGGGTCAGCCCACGGGACGCAAACGATGAGGCGCGTCGTCGCGAACGCCTATGATGTGGGCGTGTTCGTCTCTCGCATGGCGCGATGCCACTTCGACGAGCGGGTGGACCGCACGCTTGGCGTGGTGGACGACTCGTTCGAACCCTCGAATCCGGCCTGGGTGCGCGGTGGGGTGATCTACACGAACTACAGCGACGCGGCGATCTGGATGCACGTCGCCGGGCGGGGTGAGGCGTGGATCACCAAGGAGATGCTCTGGAAGGCGTTCCACTACCCCTTCGTGCAGTTGGGGTGCGTCCGCATCTACGGCCTCGTGGAAGCCGCCAACGACCCGGCGCTCCGGTTCGACCTGCGGCTGGGCTTCAGCGTCGTCGCGTCTCTGCCCGAGATGTTTGCGTCCGGGCCGGGGCTCGTAGTATCCATGCGCCGAGACGAGTGCCGCTGGCTGCGGCTGGCTCCGGCGGAGATGATGGAGGCGTAGATGGGCGGCAAGGGCGGAAAGGCACCTCCACCGCCGGACTATACCCCGGTCGCGGCGGCGAACGAGCAGGCGGCGAAGTTGTCGGCCGAGATCGCGCGCGAGCAGTTGACGTGGGCGCGCGAGCAGTATGCCATGGATGCGGCGGTGACGCAGCGGTTCATGGACGTAATGCTTCCTGCGATGGTCCGCGAGGACGCCGCCGCTGCCGCCGACCGCAAGCGATACCAGGAGGTGTTCCAGCCCGTCGAGGACCGGCTGGTGCGCGAGGCGGAAGAGTTCGTCACCCCGCAGCGCATGGAGTTCGAGGCGGGCCGGGCGCAGGCCGACGTGGCGCAGGCGTTCGACGCGCAGCGCCGCGCGGCGCTCGCGAACCTCGAATCCTACGGGGTGGACCCCTCCACCGCCCGGGCCGGGGCGCTCGACCGCGCCGCGCGCACCGCGCAGGCCGCCGTTGCCGCCGGTGCCGCGAACCAGACCCGCCAGAACGTGGAGATGACGGGCCGGGCGCTGCGCGGCGAGGTCATCAACCTCGGGCGCGGCTACCAGAGCCAGATCGCGCAAGCCTACGCCACCTCCCAGAACGCCGGTGGCGGGGCGGTGAACGCCAACCTCGCCACGACCGCCTCGGGCGCCGGGACCATGGGCACCGGCGTGCAGTGGACCGGGGCGCAGCAGGGTTTCCTCGGGAACTGGGCGGGGGCGCTCGGCGGGCAGGGGCAGTCCACGGCGCTCGCGATGCAGCAGCAGGGGCAGAAGCAGGCCAGCCAGGGCGCGATGATCGGCGCTGGTATTGGCGCCGTCGCGTCTGTAGCCGTCGCCATCTGATGTCGGCGACCGGGCTCGCGCGGATCGACCCCGCCGTTCTTGACCGCCACGAGCGGGTGGCGTTCTCGTTCTCGGGTGGCAAGGACTCGACCGCCGTGTGGCACCTGCTCGACGAGGCGGGGCTGCTCGACCGGGTGACGACCTACCACATGGACACGGGCGACCTGCTGCCCGAGATGCGCGCCGTGGTGGCACACTACGAAGCCCGGACTCCGCGATTCGTCCGAATCACCGGGCGGGTGAACGAGTGGATCGCCGAGCACGGCCTGCCGACCGACCTGCTGCCGCACACCGCGCATCCGGTGGCGCACCTCATGGGCGAGGCGCGCGTGCCGCTCGTGAGCCGCTACGATTGCTGCTACGCCAACCTGATGCTGCCGACCTTCAGGCGCATCATCGAGGACGGGAACACCCTGTTGATTCGGGGCACCAAGCGCGTGGACATGCGTCGCCTGCCGTGTGGCACCGGCGAGCATGTGGATGGGGTGGAAATCTACTACCCCATCGAGGACGCGACCAACGACGAGGTGTTCGCCTACCTGCGCGCCGTCGGCGCAATGGTGTCGCCCATCTACCAGCACGTCACCAACTCGCCAGAGTGCGCCACCTGCTCGGCGTGGTGGGGCGAGAAGCGCGCGTCCTACCTGAAGTCGCGACACCCGCTGCTCTATGCGCGCTACAAGGCGCGCATGGACGCCGTGGCCGCTGAGATCGAACCCATGCTCGGCAACCTTGTCGCGGAGGCGAATGAACCCCTCGATGCGCCTGCGCTGCCCATGGCGCTGATGGAGCAGGCCACCGACGCCATGCCGGACGGGCTGCGCGTGCTTCAGGCGAACCGGCTCGGCAAGGGCGACATCGCGCATGTGCGCGAACTCATGCGCTACATGCCGATCCCCAAGGGCGCCACGGTGCTCGATGCCGGATGCGGACTCGGGGAGGTGTCACGAATCCTCGGCGCGCACCGGCTCGACCTGTCGTTCATCATGGTGAACAAGTCGGAGGCTCAACTGGCGCATGCGCCATCAAACCACCGCTTCCATCGCCTCGTGGGCGACTTCCACAACCTCCCGCTGCCGGATGCGAGCGTGGACTTCACGATGTTCTGTTACGCGCTCTGCCACGCTGATCACATGGTGGCGCTTCGCGAGGCGGCGCGTGTGACCCGTCCTGGCGGGCAGTTGTTCGTCTACGACTACGAGCGCGTCGGCGGCGACAACGCGCTCATGGAGCAGCACATGTTCGCCCGGGCGTATCGGCTCGACGAGATCGCCGCGCTCGCCTCGCGCGCCGGATGGGCGCTCACGTTCGAGGCGTTCCCGGCGGGCTACGACCTGTTCGCCGACATCTTCAGCGGGGATGAAGAGTTGCAGGCGCTGCACAGGGCTATTTTCTCCGACCTGCGCCCGGTGGTATGGAGGTTCGAGCGCCGCCCGTGACCGGGGGCCTGACCAGGGGGTAGAGCGATGGCGTCCTTCGGTGAGGCGCTGGTTTCAGCATTCAATAGCACCTACAGCACGGTCATGCGGGGCATGATGCAGGCCGAGGCCATCGCCGAGTCCCGCGACCAGCGTGCCCGCCAGCAGCGTCACCGCGACCAGACGGCGGCCAATATGCGCGACGCCGGGCTTCTCCCCGGCGGCCAGGGCGGCGAGAGCACCCCCGCCGTTGCCCCGGTGCAGGTGCCGACCGGCGACGCTGGTGGCGCGGCAGGTGGCGCGGCAGGTGGCGCGGCAGGTGCCGCTGCTGCGGGTGCGGGCCAGAACTTCGCCACCGGCGTCCAGCAGGGCCAGCAGACCGGGCAGCAGGTGGGCAACGCGCTCGGCGCCGTCGGGCGGGCGGCATTCGGTGCTCCCGGCGGCGAGACGGGCGGGGAGCAGGGGGCAGCACCGCCGCCCGAGGCTCCGGCCATGGCGCCTCCGGCCGAGACTCCGGTCGCCCCTCCGAGTCCGGCGCCCGCGCAGGGTGCGGTGCAGGGCACCACGCCTACCGCGCCTGCGCCGCAGCAGCCTGTCATCTCCCCGCAGGCGTTCCAGGAGGCTGTGCGGCGTGTGGGGAACGACCCCGTGAACGCGATGATCGTCGCGCCCTTCGCTGTGTCGCCGCAGCAGCGCCAGCCGGGCGGGACCGGAGAGCGGGAAGCGGCGGCGCGGGCGCCGCAGTTGCTGCGCGAGATCGCTGCTACGCGCCCGGAAGGGCAGACGGGACCAATCGTTCGGGCGGACTGGGATCGGTTCTTCCGGAACGAGATGATCAACATCATGCAGAACCTCAGTCCGCAGGAGCAGGCGGTGGCGTTCGCCAACATCGAGCGCATCCGCACCGCCGGTATGCGGCAGGCGGCCGGGCTCGCCGTGGCGGCGGCGCAGGCGGGCGACGCCGAGGGCGCTGCCCGCGCGCTCGGGGTGATGTCGCAGTTCGTCCCGGATGGCTACCGCACCAGTTTCCGCGTGCAGGGCAACGGACTCGTGATGACGCGCGCTCGCGAGGACGGGCGGGGCGAAGCGACGACGGTGCCGGTGACGCTGGATCAGGTTCAGCGATACGCCGTGTCCGCGCTCGATCCGCTGTGGAGCCTCAACCACTTCCTCAACGTGGAGAAGCACAACGAGCAGGTGCGCCACAATCGCGTCAATGAGGGGCTGCGCGCGGGTGAGTTGGCGGTGCGGAGGGCGGAACGCGCCGAACGTGAAGATGAGCGCCGTCGCTTGCAGGAAACCGACGCCAATGTAGCCAGAGCGCAGCGGCAGTTGGAGCGCGCACAGGCGGAATACGACGCGCTTAGCCGCGCGGAAACGCGCGAGCCGGGTGCGCTCGCTCAGGCGCGGCTTGCTGTCGAGCGCGCGAGTGATGCGTATGACACTGCGATTGAGCGCGGTGGACTACGTGGGCTTCAGGTCGCTGGCGGCCTCGACGAGCGCGCTGCTGCACGGCGGGCGCAGCGCGAACGGGCTGAAGGTCGCGGACCGCTCACGGAACAGGAATACACCAGGATCGACCGAGTCAGCGAGGCCCTACCGAACGACGATGCCGGAAACTGGGCGCGCGCCAACCTCCCGGAAGCCGTCATGCGGAACCGTGGGGAGGATTTCGGCACTCTGGGCAACGCGCTGATGAACTTCTTCCGCAATGCGCCCCCGCACCTTCGCGAGAATCCACCTTCGACGATCACGTATCAGGGTCGGACAATCTCGCTTCGTCCGCCGCGACGCGAGGCTCCGGAAACTCCGGCTCCCGCGCGTGTTGCGCCTACCGACGGCCCGGCGTCGATGGGCGGCGCCCGCACGCCTCCGGCGCGCAGCGGCAGCATCCTGGGCGCCGTGCAAAGTTCCATCGCGACACAGGTTCCTGTGCCTCCGCCCACGCGCGAAGAGCGGCAGGCGCTTCAGGAGCAGCGGCAGCAGCAGCAGATAGAGCGGCAGCGGCAGGCGCGCTCGGCGTATGAATCCGAACTGATCGCTGTGCTTCAGCGGCACAACGTGCAGCGTGTTGAGCAGTTGCCGCCGCGAGAGCGAAATAGGCTGTTCCAACTCCATTACCGCGCGCTTACCCCCGAAGAACGTCGGTTCATGGCGAGGTAAGGATGTCCGACTCGAACTACGATCCTGAGGCGGATACCTACAACGTCCCGTCGCCGACTGCGCCGGGCGCCGGTCGGCGCACGGCGGTTGCTGACCCGAACTACGACCCCGAGACAGACACATACCACGTTCCTAGTGCTCCAAGCGGTGGGCGGTCCATTCTTGGCGACATCGCGCGCGGGTTTGGTTCCAGCGCGGTCGGCACGGTGGCGGCTGGCGTCGGCGCCGCCGAGTATGCGTTCGGCTCGGGCGGGCGACTCACGGAGTGGCGCGAGTCGCTCTCGCGCCTGTCCGACAGCATCGCCGAGGGCATGTCGCCCGAGATGCGCCGCGCGCTCGCGCGCGAGTTTATCCCCGGCGGCGAGGGCGAGAGCGCGTGGTCCAGTTTCGGCAACTTCATCGGCTCCGCCGCCGCGCAAATCGTCGGCACATCGGGTTCGCTGGTCGCGGCGCTCCCCGCCATTCTCGGTGCCGCGCTCGCCGGTCCCTACGCGGGTCCGGTCGCGGTTGGTATCGCGGGCGCCACCGGCACGGCGCTCGGCGCGGGCACGGTGTGGAACGAGGCTGCCGAACACTTCAGCGGGCTGTCCGAGGAACAGCGGCGGCGCAACCCGACCTATGCGCGCCTGCGCGACGAAGGTGTGGATGTCGCGTCCGCCATTAACGAGACGGTGCGCGAGGCTGCTTCAGGCGCGGTGGAACTGGCTGGCGTGGGATCGGGCGCGATCAACGCCTTCACCGGCGGCTTCCTTGCCCGGCTCGGCACCGGGCGGCTTGGCGGCATCCGTCGCGGCGCCGTCGAGGGCCTCCGCACCGAGGGCACGACCGAGTTTTTCGAGGAAGGGCTTCAGACCGATCAGGGCCAGCGGGTTCGCGAGCGGCTGACCGGCGAGCCCTACAGCCTGCGCGAGACGGCCGAGGGCGCGGTGCGCGGGGCCATCGCCGGTGGTGGGCTCGGTGCCGGTATGGGTGCCGTCGGCGGGGTGTTCTCCCGACGCGCGGGTGGCGCCGAGCGGGATGAGCGCGAGCCGCCGCCGGATGGTGCTCCGGGCGCTCCGGGCGCTCCGGGTGGGTCGCCGCTGCTTCCCGGCCCGACCACCGACTTCACCGTGGACCCGCAGGGGGGCATTACTCCGGGCGGCCCCACGGTCAACAACGCCCCCGTCACACCGCCGTCGCCGCCGCGCCCCGGCGCGGTGTCCGACACCGTATCCCGGCTGACGCCTGACCCGCGCGAGGCGCAAGACCCGGGCATCCTCGCCGCCCTCGAATCCGCAGGCGCGGGCGAGCGCATCCTACAGTCGTTCCAGGATCGGCCGCCGGGGACGGTCGAGGCGCTTGCCGCCGAAGGTGCGCTCGCGAACATCACCAGCCGTGATCCGTCCATCACCGCCGCGTTCGACGAACAGTTCAACCGCAGCGCCGCCCGCACGCTCGGCGCGGAACCGGAGGGCAGGTTCGACTTCAACGCACCTACTCCCCCCACGCCTGACCCGCTCGGTGCCGTCCAGCGGTCGCAGCCCCCGGCGGCGCAGAGCGCCCCCGCGCCGCAGGCGCAGAGTGCCCCCGCCACGCCCGAGCAGTCCGCGCCGAACCTCATCGCCGCGTTGCGGCAGACAAATCCGAAGCAGGCGCAGGCGGTCGAGCAGGCTGCCGCGCTCGCGCAGGCCGCCATCGCCGACTCGCGGCTTCCCCAGAATCCAACGGTGCAGCAGTTGCGGCAGGTGCTCGGCCTGCCCGCCGCCATCGCGGCGCTCACGCGCACCGTGCTTACCACAGAACCCGCACCGGCCGTGGCTGCTACCGGGTCCGCCCCGGCGGCGGCTGGCGCGGTAGGGGGGACGCCTGCCCAGACCGACCCCCTGACGCAGCCCGGCGGGGCTGCGCCGCAGTCGTCCCCACGACTCGAAGCGCCGCCCGAGTCCGCCCCACTCGTGCCGCAGACCGGCGAGCCTGCGTCGGCACCGGAGACACCGGTGCAGGGGGAACTTCCGCTCCCTCCCGTGGACCCGGCAGCGCCGAAGGGCGTGCAGACGGCGCAGGAGCGGCGCGCTCGCGCCAAGCGCAAGAATCAGGCGCCCAAGGACGAGCGCGCTGCCGAGAAACGCGCGCAGGCCGAGGAACAGAAGCCCGAGACGCCGGACATCACGCCCCGCACCGAGGCGGCGGCAGCGGCGCCCGAAACGCCCAAGGCACCGGCCGCACGGCGCGCGGCGGCAAGAGGCGATGACGCCGAACTCGCCCGGTATGGGCTGTCCCGGAACGCCACCGTGGCACGGGCTCCCGCCGCCCCCGCCGCCCCCGCCGCCCCCGCCGCCCCCGCCGCCCCCGCCGCCCCCGCCGCCCCCGCCGCCCCCGCCGCCCCGGCGGTGCCCGCCGTCCAGGAGGGCAAAAAGACCGCCGAGGTCCGCCGCATCCTGCGGAACGACCTGCTCCCGCGCGCCCGGCGCGTGGTGGAGCGCGTGCTTGGCGAGCGCGCGA